ATTTGGTATTCTTGGTTAAGTATATTGGCAACCAAATTGCCACCAAGGGATGCTGCACCACTAAACGTAACAAAGTCATTTTTCTTGGCTCCATGACTGTTGTCGGTCACTGTAATGCTAAAACAGTTTACGGCTGCTCCATTACTGTGAGATGCTGCTGTGGATGCTGTAGATGTACCCGCAACCAAGGAAGAAGCACCTCTAGTACAACCCCTTAATGTGTTACTGTTAATGTCTGTGTAATCTATGACTTCACTATCTATAATAATCTTTCCTGCTGCAGGGAATCCAGTAGTGTCGGCCAGTGTTATAGTTGTAGTGTCAGCCAGTATGTCTCCCCCGGCTAAAGTAGAAGACACTGCACTAAACGTAACATCACCTGCACTGGTAGTTTCTCGTAGCGGTGTTATGTCGTTGTAACCCCCACCATTTTCTATGTAAAACTTTAGGTGTGTGCCAACACCCACTAGGTTCTGACTGCCCAGTGTAATCCAGTTAAGAAGTGACCGCGCAAGTCCAAGAAATGTAGCCTCTGATATACGTGTCCAGCCACCGATCTTTTCAGGTGAGCCTTGCCTAAACCTTATGTTATCAGACTCAAACCAACCACCCTCGTTAGTATAACGAGTGTTCTCTCTATTTACACCAGATTTAAAAGTTACCTTTTTTAGGGGCATGACTAATCCATAAGTTCAAAGTGAGGTCCATCTATAAAAGGTCTACGACCTTGTGATCTACGAAGATCGACATAAGAGTTCATAGCATTCTCCATCGTGTCGTTCCAAGTGCGAATGTCATCAATGTGCCATGCTGCACCCCAGCGCACAGGACAGCCTACTACAGAAGCAGCTTCTTTAATGGCGTCCGCAAGATCATCGTACAGATTTAACTCCCAACTTGCGCGTCCATTTACATACGCCATAATGTCTATGGCTTTACCTACAAGATGTTTAGACTTCATTGTTTGACTAGCGCCCTTGGCTACCAACTCTTTTTGTTGGGCCTCAGTTCTCATGCCTTGGATCACGCCAAAATCAGTTTTAGTCAATGTAATAGCTTGTTTGGCTACGGCTTGCAGCCTTTCATCAACACCTTCTAACCTATCAAGGCTACGTCTGCTTAATTTAAACATCTGTTCCATCTCCAAAAAGTTTTACACACCGCCAAGAAACAATATTATAATTTGGATAACGCTGCCTCACAATATTTACCCCATAAGCGCTTATAGATAATTCACACATTTCCTTGTTTGGAAACACGGGACTGCCTATAGACATACAATTTCCCTCTGTACATACTAAAAAGATTGCAGCCCAAATCAAAGTGCTTCTCCATATTTAAAATCGTTCTGCATACTTGGCAATTTGGCTGCAAAAAGGCAACAGAGCTATCGCCATTAAAAGGTTTGCGCCAGAATGAACGATAGCTATTCTAAACGTGTCACCCTTTGGCATACCATCGGACACGAAGAAACCAGCTAACCAAATCGTTCCAGTTGTACCAATATTTGCGCCTAGTACACAGGCTATAGCCGCTGGCAGCGGTATTGCTCCAGAAGCTACTAAGGCTATGATTGCAGTGGTAGAAAGGCTGCTTGATTGCCACAGAAGCGTCATGGCAATGCCACCGATAAACATGTAAATTGGACTGCCTAAAAAGAAATTTAAATGCTCTAAGTTCCCCATCGACTTCATGCCGCCGCTAAACATTTTCAGCCCGACGTAAAAAATTACGAGGCCGAACAATGCTTGTATTGGTGGAGAAAAAGTCATGGTTTTACCTTCATATATTTGCTGACTGCACGGTTTCCAAACCAAAACGACATGATCGCAGCAAACAATCCTGCTGTTGCATCGTCCCATATGAGACTTAAAGCGCGGCCCAAATCGTGTCCGACATTCAGAAGTGCAAGAAGTGCGGTTACTTTAATGGCAACGAATAAGCCAAAAAAACAATAAGTAATGACAGGGCGGACAGAACCTCGAAGTGCGTTAATAAAACCTCCCGCATCAATGCTATCATGTCTGTATAGCCCCTCTGTTTCTTTTATGTCAGCCTCTTTGTCCATAATGCTAAGTTTTAATTCAGCACGTTTGGACATCAGGTCCATTTCAAGCTGCGCTCTTTCAAGCTCGTGTTTATGTTCTTGGTTGGCTCTAAAGTAATTTAGCACTTCTGGTAAAAAAGATGTACCAAAACCAAGCAAACTACCTAATAGTGTAATCATTTCTTTTTCCTTTTAGTCCCAGAACTTGGTTTCTTTTGGGAAGAACTTTGGTTCGCAGTGCGCTTTGATTTTGCTGCTGCGGTAGTAGTTGTTTTTGTAGGTGTAGATGTGGCCTGTTTTTTCAACTTCTCTTGCAAAGTAGGCACATCTATGGATGTCTCTGAACGCCGCCACGCCCCCAATGTCCAACTCTTTATTGTCGATATACACGACCAACAAAAATCCAAGAACCATTTCATTTTTCTGAACCTAGCCAGACTGCTATCGTCCCTGTCATAGCCCCGCTAACCACTGAAATCATAGCAGATTGCTGTGTTGACAAGTCATCAAGGCTCATTCCCCAGTTTATTACCTTGATGTACATAATCGTCATCACAAGCATCATTAGTCGGGGCATTAATTTATATTGGAGTATTTTTTCAAAAGTGTTTGTCACCTTACACCTCTATATCGACATTAGAACCCTGTGGTTGTTCCATAGCCTTTCTTTCGCCTAACCTATCATAACTATAAGCTAAAGCAACCTGTTGCTGTTCTACGGCCTTTTGCTGCCTGTAAACACGCTGATGCTCACGCTCTATATTCTGTTGTGCCTGATGGTTTTCGATGCTTTGACGCGCGGCTTTTATATTTGCGTCAACGGCAAATGGCATACCTCCTACAGGATCAATCACTGGCTTGCGCTCCTCAACAACCAAACTAAAACAAACAACCCACTAACAGAAATAATAAAAAGAAAAATGCCAAGCATCCATTCTATTATCTTTTGCTTTAATTCTATACGGCGATATTCATGCTCTTTCTGGGCCTGACGTACTTCAGCTTCTATTTTTAGAAGTTCATTCCATGCAGACGGCCCCAATGTGCCACTGATCCATGTTCTTAACTCATCGCGTTGGGCCTGTATCTGACGCCTCTGCACAAACAGTTCCATAGCTTGGGCTTCGATCCCGCCACCCATTGCTTTGTACCAAGGAGGTTTTTCGATTTGTTTTGCTGCAAAATCAAAGTCAGCCATCGCCTTGCCCCATCTGGACAAGTCTTTACCCATGCCTTCTAAATCACGCCCGATTTGACAACCTTTGCGGATGGCTTGAAATGCGCTACTAGCGAGAGCAAGTGCAGTGGCAGGGTCTACCATGAGCCAAACCTAGCGTTCCATTAAACGATCTATTTTTTCTTCTAACCTGTCAAACCTATCCATAACACGATCCATGACCGTATTATTTTCTACTTTACTAACATATTCTTTTGCTAATTCTTCGCGTGTTTTATTAAGTAAAATACGGACGCGCCCAAGTTCGTCGTGTTGGCTTTTTAACCACCAACCTAGACCACCTATTGCGGCGGTCAGTCCCACGTTTATGAGCGCGTCCATTTCCATTATTCTGCTGCTATATCCTCTGGTGGTTCTTCTAAAGTCTTTGTCAACATTTCCATAAAGGCTTGCTTGCCTACCTGTAATTGGTCAAGGTTAAACTGCGTAGAACTGATCTTACGATCTAAATCAGTAATGTGGTTAATCATCACTTTCTGTTGATCTGTTAGTTGGTCTTCAGTATATTCTTTATCGTTAATCGTGATGGATTTTGTTTGTTTCTCAGCCATCGTGATCTCCTTTTAAGTTAGTGTTAAAGTTATTATCCTCTTGCCTCAACCGTAGCTTTGTATGCTGTCTTGACAGAATCTGTCCAAGCTGCGTTAGCTATGGCTTGCACACTTGCATCTTCACCAGAAATGTCTGTGGGTGTATGTGTCCAACTACCATCTTCAGCTTTCTGAGAATTAAATGGCACTAGCACATGCCTGTGAAAGCTACGACTAATTTCTGTTTTAGCGCCACCTGCACCCTCTTCCATAATCACATTGGCTTTACGAACATTTATGTTCCATTTATTTGCCACTTCTATTTTATCGTATTCTATTTCTTTTGTTATGTCGCCTTGTGCCATGTTTATCTCCTTTGGCTTGGACTGTCCGACCCAAAGCTACGCAGTGGGTTATTAAACTTTGTAATTACCTTGTATCCAAATTCTATTTGAATTGGTCCCTGTTGCGAGGTCGTTTGTTGTGAGGTTGGCTCCGTCCGCTTTATACAAAAATATTTTACTTTCATTGGCGTTAGCATACCAGTACAGAGGCGAATTGCTTCCCCAAGAATAATTAAGACCAACGCCACCAGAAAAATTACGACTTGAATTTGTAGGAAAAGGCAAACCGTTTACTGTTAAATTTGAACTACTCCCACCACTAACCGCGTCTGTTCCTAAATGGATTCGGAAAAACACTGTGTCGCCAATTCTTGTATAAAAACCCACTTGACTGTCTAAAGTTGTTGTTATTGAAGAGGATTCACCAACATAAGTTGGCGTAAATGTGCCTTCTTCGTAGTGGTCTAAGATTTCACCACCAGAGGAAGTAGCTGCGCCACTTGCACTTGTGGAGGTCTGTGCAGAGAAGTCGATGCCTTTGCCATTAGCAACTATAACATTGCCAGAGAGGTAGAGGTCTTTGAAGCGGTGAGTTGATAATCCAAGGTCAACAGTTGCGTCAACATCAGAACCAGCCCGTCTAGGCATTAAACTAGTGTCTTGAAATCTTATTCCTGTATCACCATCAATATTCAAGTCACCGTTAGCAACTCCAATATTGCCTATGGTACCTCCAGCTTCAGTAAACCGTAAAATATCACCGGGATCTGACCTGTCTAAAATCATTGCTACGTTGCTAGTGCGTGCAATAGACATAAAACCATTGTCGTGAAGTGCTATGCCAGTAGTTGTATTATCGTCAGCCGTTTTGCCAATAAGTATATGGTTGCTGGTGTTTACATGGAAAGTATCGCCTGTGCCGTTCAGGTGTAATCTAAAGCTACCATCAGATGCAGCCCTCAGAAAAAACGGTTGATTAGAACCTTGAACAATTTCAAATTGATAATCCGAACCGTCTAGAGTGAGGCGTTCATTAGAGGGCGACCAACTTAATTTTGCAGTGGAGCCTGTGTTCTCAAAGAATTGAACACTGCCAAGCGAAGTTATCCGCACACGTTCCAAACCGCTTGTGCCAGTTTGAATTTTTAAATCGCCGCCACCAACCGCGCCAAGAAAAGTATTTGTTGATGCTTGACCTAAATAACCCACGTGTTGAGCATCGCCAGTTGCTCTAACTGCTATAGCAGGTTGTCCTGCCGCAACACTAAGACCTACCGCACTACCACCAAATTTAGTTATATCTGTAGTTGGGTTTATAGTTCCAATCCCAACGTTGCCATCGCCATCAAACGTCATAATAGTACGACTATCTGTTACATCATGTATTTCTAGCTTGCCGTTAACCGTTTGCCCGTCTACAATTCTCCAGTTACTAGTAGTAGTACCCGTCTTTTTAATTTCAAAACCTACAGTAGAATTACCGCCTACTTCTGTTTTAACCAAGGTTGTGCCACTTGATTTTTCCAAATGGAGCATTTCATCAACGGAGGTAGCACCAATCCCCACGTTGCCGTTGGCATCAAACGTCACCGCTTGTGCGTTGCCACTGGTAAAAAAAGATGCAATATTATTACTTGACGCACCTTTTAGCAGCAAGCCTGTCGTACCAGAAAAGGCAACTGCGTGAAGAGTTGCCGCTGGCGAAGTCACCCCGTCACCAATGCCAACCGATCCTGACGATGTGATCCGCATACGTTCATTTTCGCCATTAGTTCCAAATATTAAGGCATCACCAGATGCTGTATGTAGTTGAAATTCATTAGAGGTGTCGTTGCGAAAAGTTAGACCAGCACTGTTTGTGCCACTGAAACGTGCAACATCATTTGCTGCGCTAGTGTGGTCAAAGAAGCCAGTGCTGTCTATAATTGTGCGTTGTGCATCAGCAGTTTTAAAAATCATTGAAGACGATGATTTATTATTAATAATAAAATTGTCAGACGAATCGACTTCAAAGAAAGCTCTTTCCGTCCCCCCATCCCTCATACTAATTTTTGGATTTGTATCATCAACAGTAAAAACGTCAGACAACGATGATGATGTCCCAATCCCCACCCTGCCGCTGGCATCTATGGTGACACGCTTCGAACTGTCAGTATAAAGCTCAAGAGAACCTGAACCAGCAGATGTTGAGCCTCTAAAATGTCCTACTCTTGCAGCATTAGATGTTAAATCAATTACCGCTCTTTCTGCCCCAGAAGTAGCACCAGTAGCATTGCTCCCTGTTGAAACAATAGCACCTGCTGAATGGAGCCTTTCGATTGGAGTAACACCAGCGCCTACGTTTCTATTAAATGTAGCATCACCAGAATTACCCATGTCGAGGATCAGTGCATTTATTCCACTTCCACCGCTATCCTTACCTGATAGATATAAATCTCCAACGTTGACCATACTTTGAATGAAAGTGTCGGTCCCGTTTGTAAAAATAGACGCCCAATGTGCAGTGTCTTTTTTAAGTAGAATATCACCACCTTTAGCGTCCAGAATAATGTCAGCCTCTACATCAATCGTCAGATCACCACTGGACAAGTCTATCTCTGTGCCGTCTATGGTGATGTTATCAATAGTCACACCACCATCAAAATCAGCAGATGTGCCAGATACAGCTTGACTAAAAGTTACCTGCCCATCAGCAGCAATAGCTATAGCATCAGTGTCACTAGCTGAACCAATATTGCCAGCATCAGGTATAACTATGTTACCGCCTGTAGTCATAAGACCACCGCCAGTGTACGTGCTACTTACGTCTAAGGCACCCTCAATATCAACGGTTGTAGCAGTTATATCTAATTCACCACTAGAACTAATCGCAAGATTAGTGCCGTCACCTTCTATCTTCTCGCCTGAATCCCCAAATACCATTCCTATATTATTGGCTAAATGCACATCTGAAGTAGCCGCTAAATTAATTTTAGCGCCAGAAGTTATAGTTAGGTCAGTGTTATCGCCTTCAATCTTCTCGCCAGTTCCGAAGGTAATTCCTACATTAGCAGGGACAACGATGTCTGCTACAGCAGTTAAATTAATATTGTTACCCGCAATAGTAAGGTCTGTGCCATCACCCTCTATCTTCTCTGCGTCATCACCGAAGGTAAGGCCCACATTAGCGGGGATGTTAATGTCCACACCAGCGGTCAAGTTTATATCACCGTCGGCTGCTAAATCTAATGTGGCATCTGCGCTTGAACTAATTGATATGGCAGAATCTCTAAATTGAATAGTTGGAGCGCCACCACCTGTTTCTGTCAACAACAAACCAACATCATGCACGTGAGTTAATTGTATCTCAGCATTCTCACCAAAGTTAATTACCGCGCCGTCAGACTGCAACGTAAGGTCATCGTCCACAAACAAGTCAGGCACAGCCAAGTCTTGCATCAAATCAAACACAGCAGCGCCAGATCCTTGACCATCTGTAGCTATGACTTTTACCTGACCTGCTAAGATAGCTACATTTGCGCCAGACCCCTGTGAAAAAGTCAAAGTTGCTGACGTAGTGTTTTCAATAATCCAGACTTTAGATAACGTGTTAGGTGCAAGGGTTACAGTACAGGCTTGCCCGCCGCCTGTGCATTTCAAATATAGAGACCGAAACTCGTCAGCCACACCATCAGCCATTGTGATAGTATGAGTAGAGGCATTTGCTATGGCTTCGCCTGTCGAACTGTAGCTGAACCCGTCAGTTATTAACTCAAGGTTTACGTTTGTCTTTGTACCCCAAGTACCTGATTGTTCACCAGTTCCTATCTCTTCAAGACGTAGGTTGTTTTCAAACGTACTCGCCATTCTTCAATCCTTCTTGTCCTATGCGTATAATCGCACTTGAAACGTCTGCTGTAGGAAACGTTATAGCAAAAGTGCTACTACTGGAAGATTTGTCAGACCCAAAATCCAACACAGCTATCGCAGGGTTTGCGCCACCCGATTTATATATCAACGCACCTCTAGCTGTTATAGTAGAGCTTGTCCAAGATACATCTCCAAAATCCACAAACGCTGTGGCTCCCGAACTAGATGTGGTGGCTGTGATTGTTTTACCTCCTGCATCATACCCTGTGCCAGAAGCCTCGTTTGTTGTAGCATATGCGGTTGTAGTCTCATCAAGCGTAGCGTCAGATGTAAACAAAGCTATCTTAAACGTCTGGGACGTGTCAGAACTAAAATCCATCTCGCCTTCTAATAAAGCCAGCTTAAAGGATGTGCACATATAGTTGCCACTAAATGCCATTATTGCCCCTTATCTACTGGTATTCTTTTCTGTCCAGATCGGTACGCATCTCTGCGTAGTTTACCGTCACCCATCTCCATAAGCAATGTTATTGCTTGTAGGTACAGTTTTTCATAATTTGCGACCACATCAGGTTCACCTTTTAAGAACCGTATAGCCTCTATAAGTGCGCCATTTAACAATGCTGCACTTGCATTATCACCCAACCAAGACGTACTAGCTGTGACAATAGACGCTGGATAATACCCATAAATGTGTTCTAATTCGTAGTTTTGGTCTGGCGTTGGCCCTAATTGTATCTGCGTTTCACTATGCTGTGCATAAAATTTAGGTAATCCATACTTGGCACTTGTGTTAACGGGGAATGCTTCACGTATAAAATTAACGTCCTTGTTTAATAAAAACGTATGTGTGCTGCTGCTTATGACAGAGATACTATAGGTGTATAAGTAATCTGTAGGTAATGTGTATAACTTATTAGTTGCTGTGACGGGACCAGTATCTGTTTTGCGTAAAGCAGGTATATCTACTGTTTGGAGTATTTTTTCTTCAGCCTGTTGTGTAAACAAAGCAAGCTGGTCATCCGTAAAAGATGTTTCGCAAATGTCCTCAATGTTTGTTTTTAAAGAAGAATAATTCATGTGCTCACCGTAACATCGCCTATAAATCCAACAGCTACCAGATTATTAGGTGTTAAGCCAAACGGATTATTGAGACCCACCGGATCAAACCCAAACTGTATATTTCTACTTTTTTCTAACTCTGCGCTATCTGGGCGTGGGTCACGTAACGCCTGTGGGTCATCTATGGGAAACTCCCCTAGTTTAAGTTGTGGATGATCTGGACCCCAACATTCGGGACAAGCTTTTATATTGGTATTCTTACCTTTTCTAATAATATTGCGCAGCTTCCGTAGCTTATATGTAAACCCACATATATCACAGATGCCTAACGCGTTCTTGTTTGAAGAAAACATATTAGCCATTACATGTACCCCATTCGCGGTACAAAATGCACAGAGGTTTTTTCTCGGTCTTCCCCAGCGGCTAAACTGTATTGCTCCTCATACGAAGCTTTTAACATTTCTATACGCGGAGCTAACTCTGGAATTTTCATAGCTATATGATACGCTAAACCAGCAACAAGACAGGGCAAAAATCTAAACGGCATATCTGCTGTTTCTACACCTGCGCCAGCATCTTCAATACGGCGCATACGATAATACTTAAATACATAGTCATTGTTGTTAGGTACAGGCCACACGTTTATTCTAGGCTGAACGGCACGGCGCTCTACCCACACTTGTATCGGACGACCCTGTGTTAACTTGTTAGGTATAGATGCGTATGTACTTACACTTATTCTATTTATTGTTAGATCAGACTGAGTTGTGGTATTACCTGAATTAGTACGTATAACTTGTTCTAATAAATCTATGGTGTCTGTTGGTAAATTGTATTGAGAAGTACCTTTTACCAAAGTTACTGTGCCTTCATCAATCGTCCACATATTAATGCCACGGTTCTGCCACTCTATGGTCATCAAGTTCATAGACCTACGAGCAGTACGCAAATCATACCCTGACCGCATTTCACGACCTGCACGCTCGAATGCTTCTTCCGCAATCTCGGTGAAGTCCATGTCAAATGCTGTAGTGCCTGATGTAGCCATAATTACTTATCCTTAAAGTGTTTTATAACCTGTGCAACAAGCGTGGCTTTTGCTCTACGTTTATCAAGTTCTATACCCTCTGAACGCATCATGGCCTCTAGTTCATTCTTATTCATAGCTTTAATTCTAGCAACGGTAGGAACTTTAACCTCTGGTTCTGGGGCCGCAGGTATTCCACCCATTGCTAATAATCTTGCCTCTGCCTCACCCTTAGTCATAAGGTCAAAGACTTCTATATCATATATACCATCGGCGTTTTTTGTGCCTATCTGATACACTGGTTCACCCGTAGAGAACCTGCCATTTTGAAAAACTTCCATATATCACCTATGTATACAAAGTTGCCTTACGGCGATCTTCCATAACTGCCCCACATCCACGAGCCACGTCACGCTTACGTCTAGCCAGACCACCGCTTCTCATATTTTTAACTTTTGCTTTTGGCGTATTTGCCACCACAGTTTTACCCTTTGCGCCAGCCTTTTTCTTTTTTCTAGCTGTCGAAGCTCTTTCACTCTGCGATAGGCTGTTTGCTTTACTGCGCGGTAAGCAACGGTCAGGGTTTTTCTTATCTTTAGACGTACCACATTTGCCCTTGATCTTACCGTCAGTGCCGATACGAACCCAATCCTGTTTTAGCCAATCTTTAAGAGCGCCCATTACGTTTCAATACCTTTTGTAAAGTCTTTGCTTGCCCAGCATGAGCCTTAGATGCTTTCTTTAATTTAGAAATCACCTTCTTCACTTTCTTCTTTTTAGCGCTTGGTAAAGCCATGTTTTAACTTTTCTTTTTACCTTTTTTGCCACCGGGTGTTATCTTACCTTTGCACACTTGAGAAGCGTACATGTTGGCGTAAGCAGACGGATACGTATCAAATTTACGCTTTGCCGCTGCTTTACCCTTGGGACATATCTTACCACCAGATTTATAGTATCTTCGCATATCTACCTCATCTTACAAGCACGTGTACCTTTACGTGCTATACCCATGCCACGAACTTTCTTTCCTTCTTTAAACTTCTTCTTGGGTTTAGAATACATACCCTGACCCTGTAGCATTTTTATCTCCTCTAACAACACGTCATACATGTCATCGTCAGGAGATAAACCTGCTAACTGGTCACGTAATTGAGCAATGCGGTTTTTGTTCATACCACTATCTCATTTTTGCTGGACGCACACCGCGTTGTGCAATACCTGCGCCACGAACCTTGGCCTTACCACCTTTTGCGCCACCTTTAGTGCCGCCCTTGGTTACCATCTTACCACCCTTCATCTTACGGATAGTACCACCTTTAGCCATACCCATAGCGCGTTTAGCTGCTTTTCCCGCCGCCGCTGCTGGACCCATAGCGCGTTTAGCTGCTTTTCCCGCCGCCGCTGCTGGACCCATAGCTGCACTAGATATAACATCTAAAACTTTACCCGCATTAGATGGCCTATCTCTATTAGCGCGGCGGCTGGGATCGTTTCTCCCTGCCATACCTGCTGTAGCTTTTGGAGCAGGACGAGCTTTTGGACGTAAACTTGAATCCATTGATGTATCAAGTGGCCTAGCTTTGGGACGTGGGCTTGTGTCAGGGGCAACTTTTTTACCCTTTTTCATTTTCTTTATAGTACCACCTTTAGCCATCTTCTTGATAGTGCCACCCTTGGCCTTCATAGTTTTACTACTACGAGCCGCTGTTTTCATGGGTTCAGTTGTGTCCCCATCTTTATCCAAATCAAGAAAATCAGGTTTGCCACCAGCTTTATAGCCTTTGACCTTCATGCCCTTTTTCATTTTTCTAATAGGACCGCCCTTGGCTTTCATCTTTCCACCAGCTTTATAGCCTTTATTTTTCATCTTCTTCATCATCAGTCTCCGAATATAAGTTGTCAAAGATTTGGTTTACATCCAGCGTATAGTCTAAATCAGATTTACTGTAATGGATATGCTGGGACGGTTTGAAGTCAGGAGCACCTTCTCCGACCTCGAACCATGCAGGGTGAGTAACCCGCACACGGTTATTGGGCAGCGCAACGATATTACCCGTCCACGGGCCTGCGTCTAACAGTTCCAACACGTGTGACTGTTTGTGTTGCGCTGGATCATCTGCAATTTCAGAGTCTGTGTAATCTACAGTGAAGTAATACTTAGCGGGGTAGAACTCCCCATCTATCTTTGCCATCCACGGACACGGTGTGGCTCTGTCTAATGTGTACACGCTATGGGTACGAGACGAACAGTCCCACGGCTGTGCTGCCCATACAGGCATGGGGTCAGGCCATTCTTCAAAGGCCGTGTCACCTGTAAGCGCAGTTATCGGCATCCTAGCCCACATAGCGCCACCGTGTATATTTGGTTCGTCTCCATCATATGTTTCAGCACCTGTAAATATAACCTGAAAAGATAAACAGCGGTTTGGCATTGCTGTTACTGCTATCACCATAGCGTGTAAAAACTCTCCATGATACTGTTCGTGGTTATGTGTATATTCCTTTCTTACCCAGCATTTGAACTGAGGAACGTTGCTTGTTAGATACGCCATTAAATTCTTTCTTACGTTTTTTCGCGGCCTCTTGCTTGCGTTTCTGAGAAACTTTAGACGGAGGCGATTGTATTTGTTTGCCCATTTGAGCGCGAGAAATAGCCATTAGCAGTTCCACTTCCGTAGGCTTTTGTTAATACGACTATTCGGATCGTTTGCTGTCTTAGCACTTGTAAGACGTTTCTTCATGCCCTTCATACGAGCGCAAAAGGATTTACGGCGTTTAGCAGCCTTGGACCCTTTTTTCAGTTTGCTGGGTTTGGTTGTAACCGCAGTCTTTAATTTGCTGCCGGGATTTTCACGGCGATAACTTTCAACACCTTTTTTGTTAAGCCCACCGGACTTACTCTTCCCCTCCTTACGTTGCCATGCAGGGGTTTTTACACTCCCACCTTTTTTATAGTAACTACGCATACGCGTTACCCAAATTTCTTCCGCATATACAAAATTATAGTGTATGTATCTGCAGAACTATGCCCAACAGTAGTGAAGTTGATATCCCCTGTTACACCAGACCCAGCGTTGTTAATTAACCCGCCGAATATAGTGTAATCGTGATTACCGCTTTGGTTTTCACCAAGTTCGATAGCCATGACATCAGTGCTTGCATCGAACAGTATTTGTACTTTCATACCAATACACTGCCACCAGATACGTTCTATAACAGCACCTGTGCAAGTCTGGCCTCTCCAACTACTTTGAAGCGAACTAACATCAACCTTTGTTACAGCAGATTCTCCTGTACCATCGGAGATGTTAGTAAACTTCATAACAGCATGCGTAGGACCATCTAATATAGTCTGTGAAGCTACTGTATCAGCCATGAAATCCTCCTATTACGCTATTTGTACGTATTCAATTATAAACGTAAAGGAACCTGCAGTTGTAGCGTCTACCGTGTTGGTTATATTGCAGAATATGGTTCTTGCTGTATCTGTATACTGAACAGAAGCTGGGGCTGTTGTACCGTCTTGTGTCTGAAGAACCAAGCTGGTTACAGTTACGTTGTGTGCAACAACGGTTGTACCACCATCAAGAATTTCATCAGTTTGAGCCGCAACAATCTGTGCACCAGAGCTTGTTGTGCCAACCTCATACCCAATATCACCTGTTCCAATAACAGGAGATACATCACAAAAGATTTTAATATCTGTGATGATTGTATTTGCTGGTTGTGTGAACTCCCCAATAGTCGGGCTGTCGCCTGCCGTAGTGTTCACCGTTACACCTGTAGCAAAACCTACATGCTTTACGTATTTGTTGGTTACGATGCCCGTAGAAGCAGTGCTTGCGACTGTAGTTACAGCACCAGTAGAGGCATTTTTAGATATTACTTGAAATCCGTTTTCCGAACGGACGGGACCATTGAAAGTCGTATTAGCCATGTGTATCTCCTGTCTTGGCTAGTGTCAGACACACTATGTGCCTGTCAGGGATAAACACATTATACATACATCAAAACAAAAAGAAAGGGGCAACCGAAGTTGCCCCAGTTCAGGCGAACAGACAAGTCTGGTCGAGCAGTAAACTTAGGCTCCGGGCGAACCGAAAATACCAAGCGGATCAGAAACACCGAAGCTATAGCGCTCACGTGCTTTGTAGCGACTGTTGCCAGTATCAAAGTCAGCATCCATAGATGTAGCCATCGGGCTACGCGTGAAGTGTTTTAGACCGTTTGGAACATCCGTCATAAGGAAGAACGCATCAGTATCTGTTAGATAGTGGTTGATGGTATATCCTTCAGGTATAGAGCCATTATTGCGGATAGCGTTTAGATCGTTGTCTGCAGTGCCTACGCGTCCTTCTGTTTCCAACAGACGTGTTGCAACGAATTGCAAGTTCGGTGGAATCACAAGTTTACGTGGGCGTGCGGCGATCAATAGACCACGTTCATCCGTCCAGCCAGCAATCTGAATAACAGCCGCCTCAAGAGAGGTTTCGTTAAGATCAGCAGCTACGGCTGGTTCGTTTGAGTTAGTCCCGCCATTGACCAATGGGTGTGCGGTTGAACAAAGCTCAACACCATCTCCATAAGTCACGTTTGAGTCAAAGGCACTGTTAAGAATAGCAGCGGCTTTAACCTGTTTTGTGTACGCCATAGCACGAGCGAGTGCCTTGGTATAACGAGCAGACAGTGAGTCATACAAGTTATCCTCAATAGCTTCCTCAGTAATAGAGAAACCCATTGCCACTGTTTCGTGTGTATAGCGTGCGGTGAATGCTTCCTGTGCATTGTCGTATTCGATGGCAGAGCCTTCGTCTTTGACAGGTGCTGCGGAAAAACCACTCAATTTTGTCTCTTCTTCAAAGGAACGATCCGATGTTTCAGATTCAAAAATTTCAGCGTGTTCTTCACCGTATTTTGCGTACTCCAATCCGAACAGAGCGTTCAGGCCGGGAAGGAGTTCTTTTAGTAACTGGGCGCGTGAAATAGCCATAGTTTATAACTCCTTATACACCAGTAGTGTTGTCGAATGCGTGTCCTGCATTCCACTTCACATAAGCTTCGGTAAAGCCACCAGAACTGTTTTTGGTTTCTTGGACCAAATCAACAATACGGAACGGCAACGTGTTGGTAGTTGCAGAAGAATCTGAGATACCACAACGGGAGTTACCCGATACAGAATCACCAGTATTATCTACACCAGCAACGTTTGCTCCGATGTCAGTTATTGCCAAGTCACCAACAGTGGTGCCAGATGAAAGCACAACAGCTTTAAACAGTACGTCTGTTGCGTCACACACATATGCTTCAATGTCAGAAGCCACGGTGCTTGCAGGATAAGACTGCCTAAATGTTTTCTGCGATGTGCCGGGATCGGTGTAAGATACACCCATAAAGACACCTATCGGTGTCATGGCAGCGTCAAACGTATCACGTTCAACAGTGCCTCCGGTAACCAGCTTCACAGCGTCCCCATAGAATATGGCAGTACCATAGTTACTAGCGATTTTGTAGTGACGTACAGTACCCACGTAAGGAACACCGCTCAACAATTTTACCGGAACAAGCCCATAAGGGCTACTTACTGTAGGATATGCCATTCTAAGCTCCTAAGATTAAGTTCCTTTTCCGAATGTTACACGAGACTTTCTCTCGTTAAACAACGGCATGCGAGGGTCGTTCTCGCGCATCAGGTTGTTATCAACGGATTGCATCTGACTATCTGTCTGTTGTGTAAAATACTCAGTGCGTTCTTCTACCATCTCTTGTGGAGCCTTACATAACATTAAACCACCAATAACTACGTTATCTCTAAAACGTTCTTGTTCTACAGTAACCATAGTAATTTCTGGGTGATCCTTTGCTTTGCAGGGTTCCCAACCTTCGCGCAACTTTGATGAGACATTCGTAGCATCTACCTGACCTTGATTGCTAACACGGACCCAACGATACGCATATCCATCTTGGGGAGTAGGAGACGGTAAAGTCTCTGGACGCATCCAAGCTTTCTTACGTACTTTCTTTTCGCGGGTCTGTAGCTCACGATCAATTCTATTCTCAGCCATCTGCTTTCCTCATGTCTATTGCAACCTGTTTGGCGTATTGTTGAGGGGTCAACCCCAACCTTTTAGCGATTTGCACTTGGGTCTTGGTAAGTGTCACCTTCTTAGGTGCTGTGCTCCGCGTTGCGGGTGCGACCACATTTGCCTTACGCTTAGGCTCTTCAGCCTCGGGTTCTGCAGCCTCCTCAAAATTATCTGGGAAGACCTGACGCATACGAGTATTTATAGTCTCGTAGTATTCATCGCTTTGCGGGCTTACGCCCTGTTTGACAAGTTTATTATGCAACCCCAACGCTAAACTTGTCATTTCATCGTCAACCCCAAACCACGTATTAGCTTTTTGCCAATCTGCGGCTCTTTGATCGACCTGTCCTGTTGGAGCGGGTTCTGTATCCGTCTGTACAGGTGTTTCGGTCTCCTGTAAAGACGGCAATTTAAAGTTCGCTAGTTTATCAGACTTTAACTTAGCAGATGTTAGCTTGTCTTGTGCTTCTAATACTGCCTCGGAATCACCAGACTCATATGCTTCTTTATAAGCACGTTTGGCTGCATCTGTTTCTATAGTGGCGTTTTTCTTAGCCTGTTCTAACAACGCGGCTTGGTTCTTGTTGACGTTACCTTTTAGCTTTTTGTTTTCTTCCATAAGCTGCTGAGTAACGCGCTCAAGCTCCTGACTCTGACGAACAGCCTCTTCTTTGGCACGACGTTCATCGTGGTAGCCTTTACTGAAATGTTTGATCCGCTTTGCGACTTTTTCGGAATAGTCTTCAAGCTCTTCTTCTGTAATATCTTCAGGAGGGTCAGACGGCTTACGATTACGGTCAGCCTTTGGCGTGTCGTCAACGACCTCAACTGCCACCTCGCTGTCATCAGTATCCACCTCGACTTCAGGCTCTGGTTTAGCCTTAGTTTCAACCTTGGTATCCTCACCACTTATATCCACTTCAATAGCACTAGAAGATTCAATATCTATTTTATCTTCTGTTTCATGTGGAAACTCAAACTCTACTTTTTGAAATGCCATGCTTATGCCCTCGTAACACCACGAGGATCAGCCACAACTGCCTCAATCGAATCATCATTCATTAAACGATACTCTAAACCTCCAACAGAAAACCGCGTGCCTGAGTTCATACGAAACAATACGTAATCACCTTCCTTGCACCAAGGCCCGTGTGGGAATCTCTCTGGGTCACTATAAGCTTCCGCGCCCATATCAACCACAAGACCGATAATAGACATGATATGGTCTAGCTGCTTTTCTTTTTCAGTTTTTAAAACGCTTGTCCCTTCGTAATTTTCTTCGGGTTGGGGTAACGCTATGAGCAATCTATAGCCCACAGGTTTAGGTAGCTGCAGATCAAACTCTGCGTCATTTAAAGGTATTGCTGTTTCAGCCATCGTCATCTTCCATATAACTGCGCGAGAGGTCTTCTATATATCCTATGCTGGCTTCGAGACCCCGAATTAAGCCAACGACTTCCTTGTATTGGGCGTAATCTTTTGCCCTACCTGTACCAAGAAATTCTAATGCAGAAGATTTATCACCTTCGATCTTTTCTCTAAGCACGTCAAAGACGGTTTTTGCCATATATTACTAATTTCCTTTCTTAGGCGTAGGCATAGACTGCAGCATTTTTGCTGCTTCTAATCTTGCCTTGTTGCGTTCTACACGCCCGGACTGCTGTAGTTTTACACCTTTTTCTTCGGCTTCTATAGCAACCTCGGCCTGCTCTATCTTAATACGCTCCGCATCCATCATAGCGGATGTAGCGTCCTTGGCTTTCTGGAGATTAAGTCGTTCTTTCTGCAGCGCACTATCTGCTTGATCTTTAGCCATTTTACGCTGCTGCTCTTGCTGTTTGACCTGCAGTTCTGCCTGCTTCATCTGAATTATTGGGTCTTGTGCTTTCTGCTGTGCGGCTCTCTGTGCTGCTTGCTGCTTGTTTGCTTGAGTCAACTGCTTGCCTGCATCTGCAACCAAACGTGACAGTTGTACTTCTATCTCTTCTGGTAGCTCTTCGTTCGGTGCAGGCAGTGGTGCGCCAAGCTTCTCTTCTATCTTCTTGCGATATGAGAACCCTAGATGTTCTGCTATATGTGCCTGCAGAGATGCCATAATCTGTTTTGCCTGCGGGTTCTGCCCTATTAACTGTGCCACCATCGGGTCTTGCATAAACGACATATGTGTACCGATATGTGCATCGTGATCCTGATAGATAAATGCCTTTACAGGCTTGCCCACAAGGGCGTCCATGTTCTCGCTGATAGGGTCCGTAGGCTTCGCATCATCTTTGGTCGGCACCAGTTTATCGGCGTTTTTGACGCCTAGCACCTCTATCATTTGCCTGTGTAGCTGGGGCAGGTCATATATCTGTGGAGCTTGCTGTGCCATCTGTAATACAGCCTGATACTGCACCACACGTTGCGCCATCGTAGAACTGTTTGGGTCGCTTACAGGTATTACGTCAACCATACCGTAGTCAGCTTGTCTGGCTGAGACCTCGCCTCGTTGTGGCTGATATGCGTAGTCCTTGGGAGCATACTCAGTCATTATGGCTTTAAGCAGCTTGAACTCCTGTTTCATGGCGTAGTGCACCCTAGCCTGAACAGCAGCCATAGGCTTCAAAGTGCGCTCCAAGAGTGCAAGAGTGGTTCCAACGGGGGCGTTAGCTGACATATCTGACACGTTTATGTCACTGATAGCGCCCAGCCTACGTCCTTCCTGTGTGATCTGATTCAGTAGGGCGAGAAGGGTCTGGCTAGGTTCTTTGTACGGAAGAGGCATGATGTTGTCACGGATGCTACCTGACGGCACATCTACATCTTTAAACTCCCCCGGCTCTATGGGCATATCATCCCCCTTGATACGCAACCCACGAGACTTTAGGCCACCGGGCAGATTAGATAGTGTACCAGCATCGACAAGCTGACGTATCAAGGAAGTACCTGCTTTGGCATAACCGCCGATAATATGTATCAGGCCAAGGCCATAAAAACCAAAGCCGGGTACATACGCATAATGTACGAAGTGTTGTCTTTTCAGAGTGAGGGGGTCACCCTCTTCGTAGTTTCTACGGATTGACAGGATAGAACCTGTGCCACGTTCTATAGTAACCACATATGGACGAGCTATCTCGTCATCGTCATCTACACCATCTATAACAAGATCAGCGTGTATCTCGTATAGCGAATACCTATCATCATCCGTCAGAGAGTACCCAGC